CTAAGACTCACAAGTCACGTTTAAGTAAGGAGAACAAAGATGTTACCATACGTCTTTATTACGATGAGCGTGGTCTTGATCGATATTACGGTCTTCTTGAGTTGGGTGAACTGGGAGGTCTCTGGAAGAACGTTGCAGGTCGTTATGAGATAGACGGCAAGAAAGTCTATGCTAAAGCAATCTATAAAGACCCCGAACAATACTTCACCCCAGAAGTAATGGAAAAACTAGATGAAATTGCTAAGGAGGAATTTAGTTACGGATCATGATGAATGTTTTAGGAAAAGAGGAATTTAGACCTGTAGTCAGGTTTGGAAAAATTATTCCAAAATATTGGATTGCTGAGGATAGTAGACTGTATAGTGAAATAACTGGTAGATTTTTGAAAGCAATTCCCTCATACTATACAAAAGCAGACGGAACTAAAAAACTCTCAAGTGTGAGAACTGATTTAACTATACCTGAGAGTTTGTTTGAAGACTATAGTCATCATTCAAGATCAGAAGGCACTGTCTCCATAACTTTACGTACTCACCGTGCTGTGATGGAAACCTGGAGACCGATTGATGAGTATCCACCAATCCCTAAGGAAGATTGGGATAGATGTCCCGAATCCGCAAAACAATGGATTCGTGATACTGCAATCGTTGATCATAAGGATGATGATCCTACCAACAATCATGTAGACAATCTTCAGTGGGTTATTCCTAAAGATAACAACCCATATCGAAAAGCACATAAGTCATGATTAAGATTCTGAAAACTGGAATCAACGTTGATAAAGTCATAAAACAACTGAAGAAGTATCCACAGGACTGGGACCATCAGAAGAATCTGAAGGACTCCCAGTCCTTAGTTGATAGGGGATTTGCAGACTTGCCAATTAGTGCTCTTCAACTTATAATAGGTGGGGTCAAACACAAAGATGACTTTGTGGGAGACTCTGAGATCAACATCAAAACCCCAGCCTATACTCACCACAGTGAGATCCGAAAGATCATACGCAAGCATTTTAAGAACGCAGAAATTCATCGGTGCGGTTTTCTTTCACTTCCTGTAGATGAGATTGTAGGAGCACATATTGACGAGGGTACTTATTACCTGAGCAGAAACAGGTATCATCTTTCCATACTTGGTAAGTATCAATATTTCTGTGGCAAAGAAACTGTCATTGTTGAACCAGGAACTCTTCTTTGGTTTAACAACAAACTTCCTCACGGCACGGTGAATGTCGGTGATGAAACAAGGATAACATTCGTTTTTGATATACCACATGGACAAAGTTGAAATCTTAATCCTGAGAAATCTACTCTATAATGAGGAATACCTTCGCAAGGTTGTTCCTTTTATCAAGGCAGATTATTTTGAGGATCATCAACAAAAGATTGTATTTGAAGAAATCCTAAATTTCGTCACTCAGTACAATCAACCAACAACTAAAGAAGTTCTCTGTATTGAGGTAGAGAAACGTCAGGACATTAATGACACGACTTTCACTGAGATTACAAAACTGATTAGTTATTTGGAAGATGTTCCCACTGACTTTGAATGGTTAGTTGATACTACTGAGAAGTGGTGTAGAGATCGTGCTATCTATTTGGCATTGATGGAATCCATTGCTCTTGCAGATGGGAAGGATAAAGACAAAGACCGGGGTGCTATCCCCAGTATTCTGTCAAAAGCATTGGCAGTCTCTTTTGATACAAACATCGGTCACGACTACCTGATTGATTATGAACAAAGATACGAAGCGTACCACCGCAAAGAAGACCTCATCCCATTCGACCTTGAGTATTTCAACAAAATTACGAAGGGTGGTCTCCCGAATAAAACGCTTAACATTGCTCTCGCTGGCACTGGTGTCGGCAAGAGTTTGTTTATGTGCCATGCTGCAGCTTCCGCACTCCTGGGAGGGAAGAACGTATTATACATCACGCTTGAAATGGCTGAAGAAAAAATTGCAGAGCGAATTGATGCTAACCTACTCAATGTACCTATTCAGGAGATAACAGATCTTCCTAAGGTGATGTTTGAGGATAAGGTAACAAAACTTGCAAACAGAACCCAAGGATCCCTAATTATTAAAGAGTATCCAACGGCGTCTGCACATGCTGGTCACTTCAGGTCACTTCTTAATGAACTTGCACTTAAGAAGTCATTTAGACCTGATATTATTTTCGTTGATTACCTTAATATATGTGCTTCCGAAAGGTATCGCGCAGGTAGCAATGTCAATTCATATACAGTTGTCAAGGCTATTGCTGAAGAACTTAGAGGACTGGCTTGCGAAGCGAACGTACCTATCGTATCTGCCACCCAGACCACTCGTTCTGGTTATGGCAGCAGTGATGTTGAGCTTACTGACACTAGTGAGTCCTTTGGTCTCCCTGCTACTGCTGATCTTATGTTTGCCCTTATTTCAACTGAAGATCTTGAAGGACTCGGGCAAATTATGGTGAAGCAGTTGAAGAATAGATATAACGACCCAACCATTCATAAACGTTTTGTCGTTGGTATTGACCGTGCCAAGATGCGTCTTTATGATTGTGAACAGTCTGCACAAGATGATATTCTTGACAGTGGTAAAGAAGAAGAGTATACTTATGATGAAGCAAAACCAAAGAAATCATTTGAGGGATTCAAGTTTTGAACGGTCACTACTCTGTCTTTGATCCAACTGGTAATAAAATTGCTGACTGTGGCACTCTCAGAGATGCCGTAACTCTTGTGGGAATGAGAGGAGAAGGACATTACTACCAGTTCAAACCATATCCAGGAGACATCATTGATGTTTCTCCCAATAACCAACTTCCTCCCAATCAAAAATATATTGGGTGGAAAGACGTAACAGAAAAAGAGTTTGATGTTGAGTTTATTGAAGTTGGTGGTCAAAAGATTCCAACTCAACAAAAACTCCCTCAAAATTGTCAAGAACCATTTATTCCAAATTTACATGACTAACGTTGATACCGAAAAGTACCTTGAATTTGTAAAAGGAGTCACTAGTGCTCCTAGTCTTGATTATGCAGTTATGGCAACTCGACTTGCAGAACTTGAAGCTAATGGAGCTAACACCACTCAACTCCTGACTGCTGCACTTGGTTTGACTGCAGAGTCTGGTGAGTTTACTGAAGTTGTAAAAAAGATGGTCTTCCAGGGTAAGCCTTATAGTGAAGAAAATGTCTTTCACATGAAACGTGAACTGGGTGATATCTGTTGGTATCTTGCTCAGGCATGTATGGCACTTGACACAACCTTTGATGAGGTGTTGGAAATGAACGTTGATAAACTCAAAGCACGTTATCCTGGTGGTGAGTTTGATGTTCACTATTCTGAAAATCGTAAAGATGGTGATTTATAAATACCCATATAAGAGTGTAAAATTTCAGAGATGAATTCCAAACAACTTAGAGACTTGATGGAAGCATACCAACAAGTTCACTCTCAAGATATTGAGGAACTTTACAAAGGTAAGCACGGTCAGTCTGAGAAAGAGTATGCTGACTCCAGATCCCAAGGTGGTAAGATGGTGTCGGGTGACTCCAAGATGAGTGGTGCTGAATACACTCATGGACGTAGAGTCAAGGCAGCAAACCCTGGTATGCAACCTGATGTAGGTGGCAAGACCAAACCCAAGTCTCAGGGTAAGATGGACAAAGGCACTCGTGCCGATCTTGAGTATCGTAAAGCAAACCTTAAGAAAGAAGAGACTTCGGTTGACGAAGCAGTCTACGGTGGAACTCCTGAGAAGAAAAAAGATACTCGTATGGTAGTCACTGCTGCTGATAAAAAAGGAAATACTCCTGCATATCAAAGATATAAAGCAGGTGACAAACGTTACAAGGCTGCTGATCACATGAAGGAAGAAGAGCAGGTTGATGAGAAGTTCTCTATGGCTGCCGATCCTTCAAAACCAGAATCCCCACGTCCTACTCGTAAAGCAGAGAACAAAAAGGGAATGAGTCTGAGATCCAGAGCAGTTAAGGCTGTTGGTACTCAAACCAGACAAGACAAAGAGACTGGTATTAGAGAAGAGAAGAGAGAAGAGTTGGAAGCAACTGGTATTTTCTCTGCAGAAGAGATTGAAAGAATCCTTGAAATTATGAACGACTGATATTCATAATAAAACCCAACCCCTTGACTTTTGGGTCAGGGGGTTTTATAATGTTTTCGTTGGGATAACAAAATGACAACATTAATCAATCACTTAACAGTTTTTTGGTCCGTTGTTGTATTGAATTGTATTCAACCAGCAAATTGGCAATATTGTTATCGTGTTGATCAATGGTTAATTCCAGATCTAGTTCAAGGATATGAGATTTGGTCTGGCAAAGTAGTTCCTTATCAAAATGAAAAAGATTATCTTGAGGGGTTATAGCTCAATCGGTAGAGCGCCTGCTTTGCAAGCAGGAGGTTTGGGGTTCGATTCCCCATAACTCCATAAATAAAAAATATTCAGAGCAACTAATGGCATCTACAAGTCTGAATGAGTCTTTAGCATGTGTTGCATTGGGGTATGTGACATATAAGAGTGATCATAGTCTTGAAGATTTTCATAAAATGATTACTCAGACCAGTGGAAATTTGTGGAATCAAGTAATATCTAGATGTGAACTTTCTGATAGAACAATAAACACTTATAGAAGTGCTTTTCCAGATAAGAATGGATCTATGGATCCGTGGATTTCCACATCATATAGAACTGCTGTACAAATAGTAAAGTCACTTAATTTAAGAAATCTTAGAGATTATAAATTTGCAAAAGTTGAA